CCCCACATAAAGTTAATGAGGGTTTCTCTTAATAATTCGTTTGGTGTTGTAAGAGCATCCCAAACATTAATCTCTTTATCAAACCCAGTTTTATTTTTCGAGTGTTTGGATATGGTGTTGGAGGTACCATAACGCTTTTCTGAGATCCTCGAGTTCTTTATCTTTTCCTTTCTTTCCTGCACGACTTATATATTTTACTGTATTTCCTAAACTAAACCCTAAATCCCAAGCATCAATTACTTTGATTGCTTCGTAAGGGTTATTTTCTCCTCCGTAATGTTGAGGATGATTTACTTGTTCTTTTTGTGGTGAAGGACATTGACAAAGTCCAGTACCACCACATACACATTGTTTATCCATTACTCTTCTCTATATTCTTTTAATAATTCTTCATTGGACATAGTTCCATACTTTTCACTAAGACCGTTTAAATTAACATCTTTATTGATCATAGTTTTTGTATCATAAAGTAGTTGAGCTACATATAATGAATTAACGATCTCACGAACAATTTTATATGGATCTGCATTTGATCCTGGTCTTCTATCTTCAACATATCCTTTCCATTCTTTTGCTGTGTCCTGTGGAACTCTAATTGATGCTCCACGATCAGATACACCCCAACTAAATTTATCAATTGCCTGTGTCTCATATTCACCAGTCAAACGAAGGTTATTGTTTGATCCGTAAGCTTTGATATGATCTTCGTGTCTTGATTCAAATGCGTTAAATAGTGACATGAAGTATTCTTCGTTACCATCAAATCTCATCATGTCTGTTGAGAAGTTTGTGTGAAGTCCTGATCCATTCCACTCTCCGTGTGTGATTGGTTTTGGGTGAAGTTCAATGTGATAACCGTACTTCTCAGCAATCTTAAATAGGAAATATCTAGTCATCCAAAGATCATCTCCGCCTTGTAATTTACCTTTAGAAAAAACTTGGTATTCCCACTGACCTAAAGCAACCTCAGCATTTGTTCCTGTAATATCAATACCATAGTTTAAACACATATTCAAATGTTCCTCAACAAATGGACGACCAACAACATTATGACCTACACCACAGTAGTACTCACCTTGTCCTTTAAGGATGTTTCTCTTGTGACCCAAAATGTTTCCATTAACTTCTTCTCGAATAAAATATTCTTGTTCAAAACCAAACCAAAGATCTTCAAATCCTTCACCAATACTAGATCTTTTATTCGATTCATGGGGTGTTCCATCTGGGTTTAATACTTCACATAAAATATAGATTGTTGATTGCATGTCTTGAACATAATGTCTAACAGGTTTTAATAAACAATCGGAGTTTCCTGTTTGTGCTTGATTCGTTGATGATCCATCGAAATTCCAAATTGGAAAATTTCCATTAAGGAAAGCGTTCTTGACGGATTCGTATTCAACAATCTTGACTTTACTTCTTAGGTTGGGTTCAGGTTTATAACCATCTAACCACACATATTCCAAACGAATTTTCATTTTATTTTATTTATGACATTTATTATTTCTTCTTTTGTAAAACCTTCTTCATACATCCGATAAACTTTACAAGAAAACTCATCGGTACAAATAATTGCATCGGCTGACAAATATTTCATAAGATTTTCAAGGTTATTCAAAATATTTTCTTTTTTTAAAAGTCTTTTATTGAATCCCATGTTAATGAATTTTAGTTTTTTTTAGTTTGTGATAAAAAAAATAACCTAATTTGTTTACCTAAGTCTTGGTCATTTGGGTATTTTAATATCATTTCTTTTAAGAAATCTAACAATTCTATTTTTTCTTTATCACTCATTGTTTTTATTTAATTTTTCAAATTTTTTGGTTTGTGAAATGTGTCCAGCAATTCTTCTTTTGAACATCGGTAGTAATGTTTCGTCTATTGGAAAAACACCACTAGATGTCATATGAAAAATCGGAGCAGTCTTTTTATCAACAGGACTGAATGAAGAAAAATTATTTATAATTTTTGATATTGTCAAATCATTTAAAGCATCACTGTGAATTAATTTTACATTTGTCATTTGTTGAGGGTTTGATTTGGTCTCTTTTTTAATCACATATTCCCAAACATAATGAGTTTTTTCATGATCAATAAAATAAAAGTAACCTTTTGGGTGAAGAATGTTTTTTTTGTTTCTTTTGATTTTCATATCCAAAGAATCAAAAACTATTGTCCATACTGATTTGGCAATATTAAAATACTCCATCATCCTTGGTGCTGAGTAAATTAATATCTGTCTAAATTCTTTAGATTCATCGTCTGACATTTCAGGAAGTTCTCTTACTTTGAGATCTTTTACCATAATTTCATCGTCAATGTTTGTGAGTTTTTTGTCGGTGTATACAATTTTATGATCTCTCATAAGTGCTTGTACATTCATTAAATGTAATGATAGTTCGATAAAACCAGGGTATAACTCTAACTTATCAAGTTTTTCACCCATCTTTTGGAAATAAGAAAGTAGTTTGTATTCTTTGTATTCTCTATCAATAGGTTTTTCGAACATCCAATCGGTGTTCATCAAAAATTCTATTTTTTTTCTTCGTGCCATTCATAATAAAAATATGATATATTGTTCAACAAATAAAGATCTAACTAGCCCTCATTACAAAATACCAATCACCATTTACCTGTGTTTCAAACATTTCTCCATCATATGAATTTAATAAAGCTCCATATCCATCACTCCCAACGACAATATCCGTAACCTCATCTAAATCAACAAAATCCATTATGAAATTTTTTTCATAACCAAAGTGTGTAATAAAATCATCAATATCATCAACATATTCACTAACTCTATCATTGATTTCATTCTCTATGGAACTTTCATCATAATTACCTTGTGGGTCTTCTTTGATGTCTTCTATTGTCTCTTCTAGACCTTCTATTTTTCCTTCAATTTTTTCGTATTCTTCGTCAGACAATTCCTCGTTTCTTAATCTGTTATTTAGATTTTCTATAGTTTTTGTTAATTGATTAACTTGATGTTGTTGATTTGTAGATAATTCAAGTCCTATATCATAATGTTCAGGGTCATCTCTAACTATATCTTCAAAAAAATCTTCTAACCAACTTTGCCATTGTCCTTTATCAAGTGCATTATCCCACACCCAACTTGTAAATGCCTCATAACCCATGTCATCAACCGCTCTTTCAACATATTGTCTTGCGGCACTATCTAACTCTTCTTGAGCATAAACATCATATGTGTCTGGTTGTAAAGTATCACCACCCAACCATTCGTATTGTTTTCCAACACCATGAGTTCCACGACCACTAGGATAAATAAAATACTTATCTTCTTCTATTTCATTTCCTTCTTCGTCTTCATACAATGTAGGAATACCTTCTTGAACTAAGAATTCATATAACGCTTCAGTTCTTTCAGATTCATCATCATTATTTTCAATATTCCACTCATCGTCTTCTCTATAACCATCAAGTTGAGAAATTTTATAATCTCTTTCTTTTTTTAATTTATTTGTATTCATTGTTGAACCCCAATTACTAACATATCTATCTACGGTAACACCATCAAGATTTGGGACATTCGTATTGGATATATCTAACCTACCTATTACTCTCACAATTCCTGTAAGTGGTCCAACGGTTTTAAAATTTCTAAGATCTAAATCACCATTAATAACAATACCTTTACCTCTGTATGGTTTGAGATTTGCAACTCTTGATGCAATACCCCCAACATCTTCTAATACATCTTTATATTGTTCAGGAGTTAATGTGACAAGATTCTCATCTTGTTCTAATATGAAATTTTTTAGAAAGTCTCTCATACTTGATAAATATAACAAAATAAAAATAATTGATTTTTATTTTTTTTGGATTAAAGTTGTTTTAGATAATATTTATAGATAAAATAAACCACTTAAAAATAACTATCATGGGTTGCGGATGTAAAAACAAAACTAATCAGCAGATACAACAAACTCAACAAGCTCAACAAGCACAAACTCAAGCTGGTGGTAACGCCACTCAGGTTAAGTCCAATGTTCAAGAGAATGTGAAAAAAGTAATTAACAAATATTACAGAAGATAATATTTGCGTATCATCAAAAAGAAGGTGTTCTATTTGGGACACCTTTTTTATTTAATTGATATTTATACCATATGAGTTTAGAAAGAGCAAGACAATTAGTTGATTCATTTAATGATGGTGAATTTGAAGATGAAATTGAACCATATTTTAATGACCTTATTACTTTTTTTAAGTTTGTTAAAAAATATAATCTT